ATCTCCAGGTATATCAAAAGGACTTTGATTACCTTTTAAAGATTGAACTATATTGTATCCAGTGCTTCCAATTAAATTTCCAATTCCTCCTAACACAGGATTTCCAGCTCCCATTGTTTGAGCAACATCAAAACCACCTAATCTATTATAATCTGCGTTAGAAAGTTCTCCTCTAGAAACAGCATTTTTTAATAATTGATTATTATCAAAATGTCTTTCAGTGTCTAGAAAACCAAGATTCTTAAAAGGGTTTTGTGATCCTTGCAAAATCGGATTAACTCCTGTTTGTGCTTGTATCTGATTTCCTTGTGGGCCCATAATAGTATCCGGTGTAAAAGTTGCTGCACTTGATCCATAAATAGAATCTGTTGCATCATATGCAACATCACCACCTATTTGATAACCTATTCTACCACCATACATAGCACCTATTCTTCCACCATTAGCATAACCCCCTTGAGATGACGAATATTCAGCTGTATCTCTTTCAACCATTGCAGGAATCTCTTCTTCTTTGTAACCTAAATTTTCATAGTAAGATGATAAGTATCCTTTTAATGCTCCAATATCTCTTGTAGCTGCAATAGCTTCTTGGTCACCTGCTTCTGCTGCACCCAATAACGCTGTTAATGCTCCTCCACCAATAAGACCTTTTGTAAGACCACTCATACCTTTATTTGCACCTGTTGCACCGAATCCACCTAAATTATATTTTGGTCCACCTATTGCACTACTTTTTGAAAATAAACTTGCTCCAGGTAAATTACTAAATTGAAAACCACCTAGACCTCTACCTCCTAAAAAACTAGGCATTCCTCCGCCGCCAGCTAAATAACCACCACCTAATAGTAAAGCCATTTTACCCACATCTGATTTAGCAAGACTTTTAATACCTTTAGCTGCACCAGAAACTGCTTTTTTAACAGACTTAACAATACTTCCCAAACCATATTCTTGTCTTGGCGCAAGGTTCATGATTCCACCACCCATACGTAATTGTCTTTCCATTTGTGATCTTGAAATTGGCATAATTTTATCTACTATATATAATAATCCATTGTTTTACAACTATTCTGATGCAGCACCTAATGGTGGCATTGCTGCTACTTTAATCTTTAATGATCTTGTAACTTCTTCTCTAATGGTAGGAGTATTTGAATCTGCAATATCATTTTCAGCCTCCTGATCAGAATTATATTCTGTATTAGTTCTTGTATTTCTTAGTACTACTTCTGTTTCACATTTTACAACAGGTACTTTTTTACCATTTATTATTGTGTATGCTACTGATCCTTCTTCTTTAAACGGCATATTTTCTCCTATGATAATTCACTGTTAGCGATATAAACCCTACTAACTTCTAGTAAAGCTGCTGTTCCACTTATACCAGATGTATCAGTAGTTTCAATCCTCAATTCATCTGATTCTTCCAATATTACAGAACCTTTTAAGACATTACATATTGTAGGACCGGTTATTTCAGCATGAGCTATTAGATATTGTGTAGTTGCTGAACTGTCATAAATATACACTTTCACTGTTTTATTACCACTAGTATTAGTTAGTTGTATAGTTTGAAATATAGCTCTAGCTTCTGTTGGACAAGTAAATATTGTTTCTGGAAGCCCTGTAGATATTGGTGCATAAAATGCGTTTTTATATACGTTTGCCATTAATTATCTATGAGTATTAACTCAAATCCTCCTGCTACTGAACTTGTTGCTGATGAGATAGCTTGTAAATCTAAATCAGTTTTTTCTGTGTATTTATTAATTCCTCTTTTTGTAAAATCACTAAAACCACCTCTACCTGTCATAAATTCTTTTACATTCCAAGCTGCATTTGCAACTGTATTATCTCTTGCCATTAATCTATATTCTTGTTCTAAATCTTTTGCAGATGAAAAATTTATATTAACAACATATCCTGTTTTACCAGCAGGTATAGTATAAATTGCCATTAAAGTTTGACCCATTGCAGAAGTTGGTCCATTGGTAATTAAAGCTCTTGTGGTAGAAGTGTCTTGATCTCTAATTGTAATATCACCTTCATTTCGTAAACTTGTTCCAGCGGTAACTACTCTTGCTCTAAAGATTCTCAAAAATGATGCTGTTGTGGTAACAGCAGTTGTACCATTCATAATTACAGTTTCTGTTATTACGTTCCAGCTAGAATCTAAACCTTGTAATTCAACTGTTCTTGCTCCAGTTCCTGCTGATGTATCATTTGCATCTGAGCTTAATACTTCTAATTGATCAGCAACCGTTTGCCAAGGATAAGCATTAGAACCTTCCCATATACTTTCATAAGCAGTAGACCCAATAGTTGAATTATAACCAAATTTACTTATACTAGAATAACCAGTAAAATCTCCTTTTGCAACTGCAAGATAAAAATCTATTTCAGCTGACGATGGAGTTGTTGCACCTGTTGTATTTACATTGTTACAAGACACTAACAATCACCTCCACTATTACCACCTTTGAACCATGCATATCGTTCAGTGTCTTCTTTTAAATCTTGTAAGTAAGTAGAATTTAACTGTTCTACAATTAAAGCAATTGCTCTATTAATTTGTTTTTGGTTAGAGACATCATATTCTTCTTTAGGTTCGGGTAATCTTACTATTACTTTAGCCATTATCTTTTACCATCAGGTTGTATATCTATTCTAAGTGTTCCAAATCTCCAAGACTCACTAACATCAGTATTTTCTATTTTAATGTTAACAAACCTGCCTCTGGCTCTTGTATCTTTTTTATCAGTATTTGCATTAATTGTAAAGGGACTCAAAGATGTTACTGTGTCTGATTGTTGAGGATAACGTTTAACTGCTAAAGTTACTGTTGCATTTCCTTGTAAATCTTTAAAGTCAGGTACAAATCTTCTCATAGCTAAAAATACATCTCCTGAAATAGAGGGTCCTGAAGCTTTTCCATCGGGTCCTTGTTGTCTTGCTTGTAAATCAAAATCAAATGATTTTACAAATGAAGTAATTGTTGTTGTAGTTCCATCAGCATTAACTTGATCGGTTCCTACTTCATGTTCAAATAAAGTTGTTTGACCTAAACCATCTTCTCCAACAATTACAGGAAAAGTACCTGTAGCTGAGTCATTAAATTTAGTAGCTGACGGTTTTGGATATACACTAGCATCAATCCAAGAAGTTCTAGCTTCTGTACCAATATACCAAACCCCACCTTTTATAGGTTCACCATAATTAAATACAACGGTTTGATCATTATATTCTGAATTAGTTGAAGGATAATACCAAACAACTTCTGTAAATAAATTATTTATACCCGCATAAACTTGTTGACCTTTTGTAGTATCTGCTTGGTCATAAACATAATCTTCAACACTACAAGGCATAGATTTAACTGTACCATCAAACATAAAGAAACCATTTGCACTCATCCAAAAAGCCATACCATCTATTTCAACAGCTGCATTTTTACCAATCAATCCACAGTTAGTACCCACTTGTTCAAATCCAAATGTAAATGGTGCACCAATAAATTTCATAGTATATAATGCGTTATCAGTCCAAACTAAAATAGATTCTTTAGCTTTTAAAGCACCTATAATTTTTGTACCATCTTGTAATCTTTGTGAACCCGCTGTGTTTATAGCAGTTGGGTTATATAAATTAATATTTTCTTGGTCGGAGAATCTTATAAACATATTATCTTGAGTTGAAGTATCTCCAATAACAGTTTCTGTTCCTAAATGAATTAAGTGACGTGTTGTAGGGGATACTAGTGTTACTCTGGTTGCTGTTGGGTTTGCTGATGTAGAAAAACCAGATGTAGTAGTCGATGCTCTAGTTGTAAGTCTTGAAGCATCTCCAGCATTCCATGTAAATGTTTTACCATTTGCAATGGTTGCAACTAAGACTTGACCAAAATTACTTAAACTCCAGAGGCCTGGTTCCAGACTCACGTCAGATGCAGGTGCTGCTTCTCCCCATGCACCACTGCTCCATGTATCAATACCCCAACCATAACCATAAGATTGTGCAGCGGGTCCAACAGTTTCGTAAGGTATAACACTTAAACTTCCACCCGTTGAAACTGTAGCTGTTGCATTAGTTGATTGTGTAATTGTAAATACACTTGTACTTGTAACATTTGTTACTTGAAATAATTTATCTTCAAAATCAGCATCTGTGTACCCAGTACCTCCAGGTAAAGTTACACTATCTAATAAAATAATATCTCCAGCTGTTAAACCGTGACTTGCTTTTGTAATAGAACAAATAGGTGAACCACTTGTCGTTGCAATCGTACATGAAGTTAATGTAGTTTTTAAAGGTGTAATATCATAAAGTTGACCTTCAAAATATATAAGTAAAAATTTATCTGTTCCAATTGCAATATATCTGTTTCCATCTAAGTCAACAAAAGCAAATTGACGTCTTGCAACTCCAACAATAGTATCAGTAATTAATGAAGACCAGCCACCTACTTTCTCAGGTAAGCCATATCTAAATCTTGTATTATCACAATCAACCCATCTATTTTCTGCACCTGATGTAGTATCTTGTTTATCAATTCCCGGTAAGACTTTAAAATCAATTAGAGCCATATTTCAGCTCCTTATATGTTATCTTTATATGCCCAGCCTCTTGTAGCATTGACATAAACTAAAGTAAAAGCTGCGCCATTTGTAGATAAAATTAAATTAGCAGCTAAACCTAATATGTTAGATCCATTTCTACCAACAGTTAAATTGTTAGAAGCTAAAGCATTTCCACTATCTATAAAATGTACTTCATCTCCTATTGATGGTGATGCGGGTAAATTAATTGTAACAGGTGCGCCAATACCACTTCCTGAAGTGTCCACTAAAACTTGATCACCATTAACGGTTGTGTAAGTAGCTCCTGGTGTAATATATCCTTTAGTTTGTAATTTTCCTGTAATATTTGTTCCATCAGAATATAAAACTGTAGTTGATCCAACAGGTAAAGTTAATCCTGTTCCTGAAACTGTTTTAACGGTTAAAGTATATAAAGAAGAAGATCTGTCTGTTGCATCTTCAACAATAAATACTCTTTCAGCACTATCTGGCATAGTCACTGTTCTGTTAGCTGTTAACGTTCCAGTTAGTTTGTAGTATAAATTTTTACCATTTGATGTTGCATAAGTCGCAAGTG